TTCAACTTTCAAGATTCCACTTTCTACCAATTCGTTCGCCAATGCTGGAGACAAATTGGTTGATGATGTTTGTGCGTAAACTTGGTATTCAAATTCTCCAGCATCAAGAGTGAAGGTGCTACCCTCAACAACTGCAAATTGGTTGTATCTCTCAGGGTGAATTGAAATGTCCGACAAGATGACCGTTGTGAGTTCATTGCTCAAACGATGTGTGAAGGCAAACAGAAAATATGGATTGGCAATCGTGACTTTTTCGGTCAGCGTTAAATACCAATTCTTTGACTGTGCTTTATCAATTACCAACATCTCTACAAAATAGCGAGAGTAAAAATATGTAACAAAAAAAGGGAGAGCATATTGCCCTCCCCATTCGACCTATGAAACAAGAATCAATTAGATACCCAAAGCGGTAACAACTGAACTTTGCAATTTGTAAGGTGCTTCCGCTTCGATAGCGGAAAGAGTAACTTCATAACCGTTGGAATCGCCCATAGCAGTACCAGTGTTCGCAACCATTGCAGTCACATCACATCCGTACTCCTTACCAACCAACCAATACTCATCGTTGTTGTTCTTAACGATGCAATAGCAACGACCTTGAGCAAGAAGCTTCATTTCGTTACGCTTGGTGGTTGACAATCTGCGAAGTTTGAAAACAACATCCGATTGATTGAATGATGTTCCATTTTCTACAGATACATTGGTGGTGGTTGTCAATGATCCAGTACCTTTTGGCAACTCGTAATCATAAACATCTCCACTTGCAACGGTTGTGGCAGTTACTTCACCACTTGCAACGGTGAACTTTGAATCAACCCAAGTGATTAAGTGGATTGATTTGATACCTCCAACTGCATCTTTGCAGTCAAGAGTGAATCCTTGTGTGAGTAAACAAGCCATCAGTTAAAAAGATTAAAGGGTGAAGTATACGATTTCTCCGGGGAAAGCAACCTGAACACCAGCCTTGAAAGTGAAACGAACACGAACCTCATCGTTGTCGATGCTGTACCACATTTTCACTTCTTCTTGCTCATCAATCAAGTCAGTACCCATAAAGAAGTTGCTCAAAGAACCAGCAACAATCTTGTTAGTTCCGTTCAAACCACCAACAGCGATCAACTTCATGTTAGTACCGGGGTAAACCATTTCCATTGAAGTGGCAGCATCGGCAACATAGTGAAACAAGTTAGCGTTCTTCAAGTTTACCAACATCAATTTGTAGGCATCAATTCCCAAGAAACAAACCAAGTCAGTTTTTTCAGCAACGGCAGCAGGGATGTTGGCGTAAACCTGATCCAAGATGTCATCAATGTTTGCAGCGGTGATTGAAGAGAATGTAGTTGGTGCAGAGTTCGCCAATACTGGAGAAGCGGCAGCAATGATTTTATTGAATCCGTCAAAACGACTCAAGTTAGGGTTACCAGAAGCGGTATCACCTTGCCACATTGCAACTTCCAAAGTTTGTGCAATAACGGCAGCCTTTTCAGCACCTACTTGCTCTTCAAAAGGAATCATAGTTGGTGAACCAGGCATGATTTGAGTTTGCATCCACTTTGCTTCCAATGTCTTTGGGCAAAGAGTTTCTTCAACTTTTACAGCACCAACGGTGATGTTACGCTGAGTGAAGGCAGTTGTACCACTTGGGTTGTAACCACAGCCGTCGGCTTGAAAGAAAACGGTTGATGCAAGGATGTTCAAAGCAGATGCAGATTTTACACCTACTTGAACTTGGTTAGAAGATTGCAACAAGGTTGCAGTTTTGCTGCCAAAAAGGGCTTTTACCAACAAGTCAGTTGACTGCTCATTGGTGTAGTTTGCGAGTGTTCCTACTGAAAATGACATAGTTTTATTTGTTTATTGCGTTTTTGAATTTTTTAAGTGCTTCAAACTGATCGTTCTTTTTGTTTGAAACGGGAGTTTTGATTGGGGTTTCGCTTGGTAAGTCAGCAACTTTCTCAATCAAGTCAATTGCTTTGCTCATTGCTTCTTTGTGCTGGGTGTTAGATGCAGACAAAGCCACAACCTTTGCAGACAATTCTGCGATTGCACTTTCCAATTTGCTCACAACATCATTAAAATGAGAAACGGTTGCAAACTCTTCTTTGGCTTCAACTTCGATTTCAATTTCGGGTTCAACGATTTCAGTCACAATACCGTCAACAGTTGTCACCAACAAACCACCTTCAACTTCGTGAGTTGCGTCAGGTGCTGGGATTGAACCTTCAGCAGTTTGAACGAAGATGGCAGTTCCTACAACCAATTCACCTTCCCATTCAACGATTGTTCCATCAGTCAAGGTGGCAGTTGCCATCTCAACTTTGATTTCTTCTTCGGAGAATCCCAACATCGTGCGGATTTCCTTGAGTGTTTCTTTTGCGTTCATTTTGATATAAATTAGATTTTGTTTTTACTTGTTGCAATTTTACTTTCCATTCCACTTGGAGAGAATCTCTTTCATCTGCTCAATGAGTTGTTCTTCTTTGTCTTCGGGGAAATCAAAAACACCTTCCACAGAGAATCCTTTGAACTCACCTGATTTCACTTTTGCCCACACCTCATCGTTGTCAATGAGATAAGAGACAAACCACGAACCATCGGCAACTTCTTCAAATCCCTTTGGTGGCATTACACCTCTTTCACGGTCTATGATGTATGATTCAAACAAACTCACGCCATTCATTATGGGTGTTTTGTGGTGAGCGTTCACGGAGTTGTACTGGTTTGACCTCGCCCATTTCTTGGCAATCTTGAAGATAGATTCTTTGTCAAAAACCACATAGTACTCACCACGAATGTCATCTCTGCGATAGATGGGTAAATCGGCAATCATCGCAGCACCAGTCACGATTCTTTTCTCCTCATCTTGTATGGCAAATTTACTCGCTGACAATTTGCGTTCTGTCCAACGAAGCATCTCTTCACCACCCCACAACAAATAGGAGATAGTACCACAAGCGGTGTCATCGTTTTCATCGTAGTACTCTTTCGCTCTTGATAGGTATGAATAGATCCTTTGAACGGTATCATCACTTATCGGTTCACCTTGTGCCAATTGTTGACCTCTCACCTTTCCCACTTGAGTTGCACACTTGTTGCCGTTCTCCTCGTTCAACCGGACACCTCTTTCGGCATTCGCTTTCGCACCTTCAGGATAATCGGTGTAACTTTCAAATTCACTGAATGCGAGAAAATCCTTTTGGATGGCTGCGTTTTCAACAAGCGAAACAAAGTCAATGCCTGTTTCCTCGTCAAATTCGTTGATGTCTAATTTGTAAACTGGTAGTTTCATCTTATTCAAATAGCGTTATTGTGTAACAGATACCTTTTTCAACGATGCAACCCGACCTTGTGTGCGTGATATGTCACCTTCGGTCACATAAACTCGCTGATCAAATCCGCTTACTTGTGGCAATGTGGATGAGATTTGTGGTGCTGCCATTTGTGGCATTCCTCCTCCGCTTGATTGCATCCCAGTTGGTGCTGATGGCTGACCACCTTTGAGGATGTCTCTCGCTCTTTTGGCATTATTCAAAATGGTTGCTGCTAATCCAATGTATTTTGCAATACCAGCAAGACCACCCGTAGCCAAGTTGTCAGGTGACGCTGGTGAACTCGTTGTAGTCATTGCGTTTGAAATACTCATTGCCGTATTTGCGGCTATTGTCCCCAACGCCAATGCTTTACCCGCTGCCGTTTGTTCCCCTACCAATGATCCAATTGCATTTGCCAAATCAATTGACGCCTTGAAAAGGTCTTGTTTAGATTGTTGTACCGCTTTTTCAGCGTTAATTCTTTTGTTTGCACTATCAAGAGCAATGGCAGTTACAACCTCACCTTCTTTCTTTTTGTTGGCAATGAATTCATCACTTGCTTTCTTGTCGGCTTCGGCTTGTTGCTTGTCAAAGTTTAATTTTGCGGTTGCTGTATCGTTTTGATATTTGGCTTTGATTAATCGTATGGCTTCTTCGTTCCCTTCGGCTTCTTTCAATTGCTTCCAGTACTCATCACGCAACGCCAATCTCTCGTTTTCATATTTAATCTTGATCTCTTCTTGTTCGGTTTTGGCTTGTGCCAATCTCCTCTCCCTTTCGGATTCAACAAACCCTTGTTGAGCTGCAGCAATTTGGTCATTTTTTAATTTCTCCGCTGCGGCTGCTTCTTCTTCTTCTTTCTTTTTCTCGGCTTTCTTTTTGTCTCTTTCCGCTTGTC